CGCCGCTTTTGGCCTTACCGTTGAGATTGGTCTCGGCCATTGTCGCGGTTTCGGGTATACTTTCCTTTCCGTCGGTCTCGTCTACAACGCGGCAAATATATTCGGCCGCATATCCGCCGCCCATAATCTCCACCATGTTCTTTAACTCCTTAAAATCTGCACATCCAACAGCACATAGCTGCCGAGGCTGCCCGCAACGCCGACCTGGTTGAACAGTGCTTCCGACCAGTCGGCGACCGTCTCGCCGTTCTGCTTGATTGCAAACCTAAACCCGTTTATATCCCCGAGCCGACGGCGTTGGTAAAAGTTTGTAAGGCCGTGCGCTGATGAAAGGCGCGTTCGGTCGTGTAGTTTTCGCCCTGCGACGTATATCCGTTCGACAGGCTCAACACGCCGGGGATATACACCCCGTCGATGTAGAACGCGAAGCCATTGGCGAGAACGGAATTTTGCACGAGCGTCGCCCTGCCGCCCCATACGACCTGTATGTATTCCGTGCCGTTGATCGTCGCAGAAGCAAACTTCGCGGGCATGGCAAACGTCAACAGCAATTCGTAGTTCGGGGTCTCGGATTTATATGGGATGGGAATGATCTTCTCGGTAAAATTCTGTCGTATACGTTCAAGATCGTCGTCTACGTTTTTGTCTATCGGCGCGGCCAGCTCCAAGCTCCAGGAAAACGATGCGCCGAACACGTCCGAAAGCCCGATATAATCGCTCTGCGAGGTGCGCAAAACGCCGCGCACCGTCTTATCCGCGATCATCTTGGCAATGATTTCATCGGTCGCCTGTATGACGCGTAAAACCTCTTTAGACGGCGCGTAATCGGGTACGGCGTTTCTAAACGCGCCGACGCTGTACCCGTCGCCCAGTTGGTCTTGAAAAAATTGTTTCAGTATATCTGCCTCTTTCATAGCAGTTCGCCTCCCAGTTCGGCCGCAATCGCCAAACACCCGTCATAAAATGCCTTGTCGTGCCAACGGTAATGCACGTTATTGTTGCCGCGTATCGTCATCGCCTCGTTTAATAGAACACCGTAAGGCGCAGCGCCGCCGTCGCCGCCTTTGTTGATCCAATACGTTGCCGTACCGAATACGATGCTTTCGACGTTGCTTATACCGTTGTTCATCAGATTGCCGGTGTCATACGGCGAATAAAACCGTTCTACGTCCAACAAAATGTTGGCGAGTTTCATCAAGTCCACCATACGTATCACCGTAAGTCGAGAATCCAATGCTCAACATTGTTCTTGCTCATCATGGCACGGCGCGCGTTGATTACTGGCTCGATCCGCTTGACTTTGAGCGTGATACCGTTGTCGAGCGTTATGTCGTCCCCGTAAGCAAACGCGAGCTGCGTCGATGTGGATATTGTCACCGTCGCCGTAACGAACTCCATGCCTTGAATAAAGCTGTTAAATTCCTCGTATCGCCGCGCGCGCTCCTCACGGTACCGAAACGGCACTTTGCTACCGTCTTTTAGGTGTAAAAATCCGTTCAGCGTCTCGTTTGCGCGCCGTTTACATAAAAAATCCATATCGTTACCGCCTTGTAAACAATGTCGGATTGTTGAAGCCCAGTATGTTGCGCATGATGCGCAACGTGTCGCGGCAAAAATCGAACGCGACCGATCGCGTGTCGAACGAATCGGGCGTGAACATCGTATTCTTGCCCGAGCGCATTTCATAAATGAGCTGATACCCTTGCGCTTTACGAAACCAATCTTGCTTTTCGGGCGTATCGAGCCGCGCTTCCATATCTTCGACGGTTTTGACCGTTATATCGTCGTTCGATGCCAGTATGAGCATTTCATCGTATACGCCGTCGAACAGCGCGTTCAGCGCGGCGCTGCTGCTCACGACCTCGCCGCGCAGTTCCTTTTTGATGTCGTAACCGAATGCGTTTGTCATATAATCCGCGTCTATTCTCGTTTCCATTGCTACCCTCCGTTTTATGTGTTGCCCCGTTGCGGAATCCAACCGCAATGCACTGCCGTCGGGGCGCGGAAAAGGCGTAGGAATTCCCCACGCCTTTTTGATTTTTGCACTCAAGTGCAAAAGTTTATTTTACGACGATCTTTGCCGAGCCGACCGCTTTTGCCTTGTTGTCCGCGGTATTGACTTCGGCGACCGTCAAGGTCTGTCCCGCCGTCAAGCCGGTCACGTTTCCGTCGGCGGGCAATGCCGTCCAGCCGTCGGTCAGCGCCTGGTCGTAGGTCACAGATTCGGCCGCAGCCCCGGCCTTATACTTGTACGAATGCCCCGATACAAGCGGCTCGGTGACGGCGATATGCGCCCCGCCCGTCGCAGCGCCCGCCGATACCGACACGGTAAGTTTGTCCAGTTCGCCCGTTGCGCGCGTCAGAACGGCAAACGGGAAACGGGTTTCCGCGTCGGGATTCTTACGGGTAATCGGGTTGAGTACGGCGGTCGCGACGCGCATTTCCATAAGGAACGCAACCACGTTCTGTTGGAAACAGTTGACCTGCTCGCCGTTCGGCAACGTGACCGTTGCGTCGGTCGAAATCTTGTACTCGATTTCTTTGCGGATCGAGTAGATCATCTTGTTGAAGTCGCCGCCGATCAGCAACGAGTTGTTGACGGTATCGTACCAAGCGCCGTTTTCGAGCGAGTAGTACGGTTTGCCGGCAATGGCCTCGCGCAGTTCGCCCGCGATCGGGTCGAGGAACGAATTGTACAGCGGGCGGCCGTTCTTGTCCACCGCGCCGCGCAGTTCGGCCTCGATTTCGCTGTCGCCGGCAAAACCGTTGACGCGGAATCCGTCGGCGTTGACCTTGTAAATCAGGCCGTTCGGCCCCATGATTGCCTGATAAATGTCGTCGCCGAGCGCAATCGCGTTGCCCTTTGCGACCGCCTGCGGCACAAGCCCCGACTGGAATCCCGTCCACTCGTCGGGTTTGCCAGCGCCGAACAGCGCGGCAGCGTCGAGCGCCGAGCCGAACGCATCGGGAATGTTGGGACGAATCCACTGCTCCCACAGGTCAATGTCCGCATCGTCGATGACGTCCTGCGGAATGAGCACGATCGCCGCGATCTTGCCCGCAACCAACGTGCTTGCGCCGATCGAGCCGTCGGTAACGGGCTTATTGCCCGTCTGTCCCTTGACGAATCCCGCCGTGATCAGCGATTCGGGAACGGGAATGCTTACTTTGCCTTTGGGCATCGAACCGATGTTTCGGCCGCGCGAAAATACCACCGATGCGCCGGTAATGTCGTTGAAAAGATTGTCGTCACGAAGCTGCGCCTCGGTGATGACGCCGCTCACTTTGTTGGAATCGATAATTCCTGCCATAATACATGTTTCTCCTTGTTATTTTAATTTTCTGAACAGCCCGTTGATGGTGTCCCCTACGGTGGCACCGGTCTCTCCGCTCTTAGGCGCCGGCTGCTTCGCACCTTGCAAACGTTTGTCCACTGCTTGATTCGTCTTAGCCTCGATCAGCTTTTTCAAGGCGGCGATGTTGCCGTCTACGGCGTCGGGCGCGGCGGCGAACAGACCGACAATCGCAGAATCGGTTTCGTCGTCGACGGTAAAGCCTTCTTTCGCCAAAACCGACTGCACTTTGAATCGCGCTTTTTCGGTTTCCAGCGCCGCGCGATCCGCCGCCAGGCGCTCGGCCTCCGACTGCTTTTCCCGCGCCGCTTTTTCCTCCGCCTCTTTTCCCGCCTTAGCCGCGCCTTTGGCGAATGATTTTGCAATCAGTGCGTCGATCTTCGCCTGCTGTTCGGGCGTGAACGTGATCTCTGTGCCCTCGCCCGTCTCGGTCGGTGCTCCGCCCGCGTTCCCGCTGTCGGCCTCGTAGAATCTGTTGAACGTTTTGTACATGTCTTACCTCCGTTTTAAGTCCGTGCGACTGTTGATTCGTTTTACGCCCGTCGGCTCCCCGCGTTGTTTGCCCTACCGCGCGGTCAAAAGGATATGAAAAAAGCAGGGATTTTTCAATCTCTGCTTTGTTTCAGCTCGGTTTATTCGGTTGTGCTTTACGGCTTGATTAGATCAATTCCCTCCTCCCATTCATGCACCAACAACGTTGTATCCACAGAAATAATGGGCGTCGGCATCGTTTGTAAATCCATGATACATCCGTTTTCGTCAATAAGCGGACCTTCGTATGGTTTAACCCATATCCACTCTCGATTCGTTTTATAAGGACTATATCTCAATAGTTTTTCAAAAGATAGCCCCTTTAAATTACAATAATTTTCGAGTATATCTCTTGCCGCCGAAACGGTCATATGATTTTCAATACCCATAGCACTTACTCCTTAAAAAATTGCCCATATTCGCCCGACGCGTTATATATAACACTTTGTCCCTGCTTAAACAAATATAGAACTTTCATATCGCCGCTTGAAGCCAATAAAGAATTTTTTCCTATTGTCGGGTGAGAATGCGCCGAGAATTTCCACCCGTCTGCTGCCAACTGCCGCAGTCGTGCCTCGCCGACCGGCGTCCCGAACGAATCGCCGCGGACGATCAGACGACGGTTGCCCTTGCTGAACAGCGCGAACTCTACGCCCTCTTTGGCCGTCAAGGCCGCTATGTCTTTGGTCTTGATTTGGCTTTTCGTCGATTCCAACGAATCCCCCGCTTTGTGCAAGCGTTCAAGCACTTTTTGTTGCCGTTTGTTCAAGTCCGCACCCATAAGACGTATCGCAGACGCCCGGCCCGTAGCGGGATTTCGTTGTATCTCTATTGTACCACTTTCGCCCGACTTTGTCAATGTCTCCGCCATATCCTCGGGCGGCTCGTACGGTCTCGTCGGCTTTTTCTCGAACGTGATCTGCTCTTTCCAATTCTGCCGATACACCTTGTAGCCGTTGTCGTCGGCAAACTTTACCAAGCCGCGCAGTTGAGCTTGTCTTTCGGCGATTTTGCTTTCCGCTTTGGCTCGTTCATCGTCGGTCAAACTCATAATCAGCTTGCGCTTTTCGTTGCGTATATCCCGCTCCAGTCGACGCTGCGTCTGCTCCAACTCATAATTGACGGCCACCTTTTCGGGGTCGTAGTTGGGCGGGTTGTTCGCAACCGTTTTGCCCGGGATATAGATGCGCTTTACATGCCGGCAGTTGTAATGAAACAAACCTGCTAGGAGCGCCTCGCTCATCAGTCTATGCACACCGTCGGGCTTGCCGTCCGCCCACACGTCGTCAACCAGTATTGCGTTCTGCCACGGCTCGCATAAGGGACAACAGGCGTAATGCGCGGATATTTGCACGAGCGAATAGCCGGCATCTTTCGCAGTAGCACTCTCGCCGATCAACAGCGCTTGCTGACTGCTTTCTCTGGCGATCGTTTCGGCGTACCCAACCAAAGAAATCTGCTTGCCGTCTACTGTAGTTTTACCCGGAAGCCCTTTCTCGAACTGCGGCACGACGAAACGGTCGTAGGCCTGCCGAAACGTCATGTCGGTATCGGCAAGCATACCGCTCGTCAGTAACGTAATCGCCGCAGTCGCACCGTTTATCGCACCCTGCACTGCCAGCCCCATTGCCTTTAAAAGATTGCCGTTTGCCAGTCGCACGGTTTCTTTGCCGCGCGCCGAATCTGTCAGCGCAATCGGCGGCGGCTTACTGCCCGTTTGCCGTGCGCCGCTAGCCTTACCGACGCGAAAACCGTTTTCTATCGAGCGATTGAGGTTATCGAACAGTTCGGTACGCGCATTTTGAAACAACGCTATGGCGCTTGCCTGTATACCTACCGTATGCTCGAATAACCGCGTGCGCGTCTGTTCTTTCGGTAGCGTGCGCATGGGCACGTCTTGTATCCCGGCAAATGCGCCTTTGATCAGCCTCAGAATTTCGGTTTCAATGTCCGACATCTGCGCCCCGATCGCATATCCGTTACTAAGACCGCTGTCGTCGAAGTTCTCGCGCGTGACACTGTTCAGCTCTATCACGGTGCGCCTCCGTTATAGCCGTACCCGGCAAGCTGCGCTAACAGCGCATTGCTCGCCTCGCTCGTCGCCTCATTGGTTGCCGCTTGGTTTTCCGCCTTTGCGTCATTGACAAACGAAAACTGCTTTGTCAGCGTCTCATTGGACACAAGCGGCTTGCCGTACAGCATAGACACGATCTGCGCCGTTTCCAAGTCGTTTGTAGGCGCAGTATGTTTGAACTCGATATACACGTCGCCTACGTCAATGCACTCCGCTTGTCCGCGCAATGCGTAAAAATGGTTATACATCTTCAAGCGGCGTTTCAAGGCGTATTCCAATTCGCCCTCGCTGTCTTTGGCAACCGGCTCCAGGCCCAAGAACATTTGCATTTTCAAGGCGACGCCGGACAGCGCGGTGAAGTATTCGGTTTGCGTCGGATCGGGAACGCCCGACAGCTTGAAAATCGCTTTCCAAATGCGGTCGACAAATAATTCCGTCGACTGCAAATTGAGTGGACTGGACAGCGTTTTGACGTCGACCTTTTGTTCCGGACACTGTGTATCGTCGTTGATTTCCAGCACACCGAGTTGACGCATCGCGTCGCGCACGCGCGCCTTTTCCTCCGGCGTACCGCCCGCCAGCTTCGTATTGATAAACACCAGTAGCGCGTCGACCGTTCGTTTGATGTCGAATCGCTCGTCGGTGGCAATGCCGTTGAGCGCATCGATCAGCAGGGCTACGTCCTCGTAGTCACCTTTGCCGTCGCCGTTATTCAGGTACATGGTGACAGGAACGCGCCCCATAAAGTGCGGTGTGCGCCCGACCTCGCTCCAGTCCGCGCCGTTGTGGAGACTGCGCGTCCGATATTCGATCACATGAGAATCGGTATACACGAACACCGAATATTCGTTTTCCGACTTGCGTATCGTATGCGCCGCATACAAGCTATTGCGTTCTATGCCGTAGTCAAACACGACAACAGTGTCCCGGACCGGTAGTTGTACCGACTTCGGCGTCAGCGTTTCGGCGTCGTAAAATACCAACTCATAGGCGAATCCGGTCTTGCCGCACTGGCGTTTGATTTCCTTATCCAGTCGCATTTTGCTTTGCCGTCTATACAGTCGTTGCGTTTTTTCCAACATCTCCGCCGTACCGTCTGCCGCATCGTCTGCGTGCCAATACCGCGGCGGCTCGCCGAGTATGTAATTGCTCAAAACGGTCGTGATATAGCGCGCGATCGGAAACCGCAATTTTTCAATGCGTTCGGTATCGAGGCCGCGCTTGTACAAGTTAAACGCGTCGCTGTCGGCGGCATCATTGTCATACAGCTTTGTCAATCTGTCGATTTTGTCCGCATATAGGTTGTGTGAATCCTCGATCGCTTGCGCGACCAGGGTCGGCGTAGGCTCGCCCCGAATATCCTGCCGTACAAATTTCATAATACCTCCTAAAAAATTGCGCCGATGCGCGGCGCTGTTGCATGTCGCAAATGCCGCGCCAAATATTGTGTCGTTTGGTCTACCTGGTCGTCATGCGCGCCGAACGGGAATGCGATCATCTCCTCGATATAGTCGTCGCCCGCAGCCCCGAAAGGGACATAGACGTTCCCCGCCTCGAACAGCGGCGTAACGGCTTGCGCACGCCCCTCTTTGCTGTCGTGCGGCGTGATCGGTATAATGCCCGAAAGCTGTCTGCGCAAGGACGCGATGACGGCAGGCCCGTTGGCTTTGTCCTCGATCAGCTTGGCGACAGCCTGCGGGTACGCATTTGAAATGCGTTGTATCTTTGCGACCGTTTGGGTAAAGTCAAGCCGTTCTTTAACGATAGCGACAAGGTAATGATCCGCGCCACACCGTGCCCACACGCCGCCGGCTACAAAATCGCTGTTCTTGCTGTCTTTAAAGGACAAATCCCAACTTTGCGTCCACTCGTCGATTCTGTCCGGTAGTTTATCGTAACGTTTGATCCAAGTGCGTTTGATGATCCCGCCCTCGGTCGGACTGGGCCTACCCTGATACAGCGCGTTCCACGTGCGGCTTCCGACTTCGCGTTTGGTTTGTTCTATCCAGCGTTTGTCCTTTCCCAGTTTGGGACACAGCGGGTCGCCGATCACGCGGCCGAGCGGATCGCCCTCGCTTTCGCATTCCGCTGGCAAGCACACGACTTCCCAACCGCCTTGCGCGATCAGCCTCCCGGCAAGGTCGTCCTCGTGCCAGCGCGTCATGATGACGATGACCGCCGCGTCGCCCTCTAAGCGCGTCAATAACGTGTCCTGCCACTCCTGCCATATCTTTTCCCGCATAAGCGCGCTTTCGGCTTCCTGGCGATTTTTTACCGGGTCGTCGACAATCAGAAGATTGGCGCCGCTACCGACGATCCCGCCCATGATAGGCGCCGATAAAACGTAGCCGCTGTGTCCGTATAACGCCCAGTTGGTGGCGGAGCTGCTGCCGCGACCGATCTCCGCGCCAAACAATGCTCCGCCGAACTCTTCTATTTTTTCATCTCTTTCTTCATCTGAAAAAGCATAAGCACTTTTCTTTCCTTTTGAAACCTTAAACAGCGGCGGCTGTGCAAGATAAACGTATCCGCCTTCAATAATCTGAGGCATATATCTGAAGAAGAAAGTTAAAAGAAGTGTTCTGATATGTGCACCGTCAACATCGGCATCTGCCATTATAACTATTTTATGATAACGCAGCCTTGCAATATCAAATTCTTCACCAATACCTGTTCCGAGTGCCATAACTACAGGAATAAGTTTTTCATTTGTATAAACCTTATCTACTCTTGCCTTTTCAACATTAAGCATTTTACCCCATAGTGGAAGAATTGCCATGTGCTCTCTGTCTCTTCCTTCTTTTGCGGAACCGCCTGCAGAATCTCCCTCTACGATATAAATTTCACATTTTGTAGGATCTTTGCTTGTACAGTCTGCAAGCTTACCCGGCAATGAATTACTTTCAAGAGGTGATTTTCTTCTTGCATTTTCTCTTGCCTTTCTGGCAGCTTCTCTTGCTCTGG